TTACGTAAACGACAATACAGACATATGTAGACATATACAGCCTTTTTCATGCCCCAAAAACTGCCCCCAAAACAAATTTGCCCCCAAATTCGCCCCCAAAAACACTCCTTGAATACGAGTTTTTTGAATTAAAAAATTTGTTTTCGTCATGTTGCACACTACAAAAAGTTGAATTAGTTTTATCACCCCTTGAATCATCTTGATAACCTTTGCAAGGTTAAATAATGAGCAACCTAAATCCATGCATGACTTGTGGAGCATGTTGTGCATTTTTTCGAGTTTCCTTCTACTGGGCTGAAGGTGATGATGCGGGTGGTACTGTCCCTGCCTACCTCACCGAGAAAATCTCACCCCACCTCCGGTGCATGAGTGGCACAAACCAGAAAAATCCCCGTTGTATTGCCCTTGCGGGTACGCCAGGGGAAAGCGCTTTTTGCACAATTTATGAGAATCGCTCGTCAACATGCAGGGAATTTGCCATGTCAGGTGAAAATGGAGATGCAAATAAAGCGTGTAATCGCGCAAGGGCTAAATATGGACTAGATCCAATATAAAGCCATTATGGGTAGAAATGCAGACACCAATAGCCCCGGTTGTCAGGCGTCGGGGCTTCGTTTTTAAGGTGTAAAAAAACCGCTTGTAGCGGCTTATTCATTACTTAACATTAAACGCCCTTATCATTTCTAAATAATCACAGCGCGGAAATTATCTGTCTGGTTAATACCGGTAATATCCGGAATCCATAGCGGGTATATCCACATTCCAGAACCCCTGCGGATTACATGCCAGTATCATCCAGGCTGTGTTACAGGAAGAAGGCCACGGTGGCATATCGTCATCGTCCGGGTAATCACATGAGTCGATATAACCGTAACGTGTACGCAGCGGTGCCAGCCTGGCCAGTATATCCGTCGCGGTGGCATCTTCACCCAGCCTTCTGGCCAGTAACGCCACACCTGCCCTTCCCTCCACCCACACACCACGCTGTTTATTCGGGTAGCCATATTTCGGATGATAGGGCGTGTACCCTGTCGCATCATGTGTGGCGTACCAGAATCTGTCCAGGTAAGTAAAACACCGCCGGGCTTTTTCCATATCTATATTGGCCACAAACAGCCCTCCCCAGCTCGCGCAGTCCAGCGGTGAAGCCTTATCCACCCCGGTAGTCCGCATCCCGGCATAAAACCGCCCTTCATCCTCCACCCACAGTTTTTCCATCATGGAATCCGCCAGGGCTTTCGCCTTTTCAGCATAGCCGGTGAAACCCACCCGCCCCATCAGGTCAAACAAAAACCACAGGTCAAACTGATGCTCCGATGTACACCAGTCCGCTTTAAAGTCCGGATAAAACACACCATTCTGATAGCGCCCACTGCCGGAAATGTACAGTCCGGAGCGAACATCGCGGCTGTCCGTCACCCTGAAATGTTCAATCCATTCGGCACACTGTGTCAGTTTATCCCGCGCAACAACCGCCAGTTCTCCGCCCGGATATTTCAGCAAATAATATGCCAGCGCATACGCCACCCATGCCGCATTCCCCGTCCGGTAGTACTGTGAAGACGTCTGCGCCGACATACGGTTTACAAAAAAGGGAACGCTCCCCTCACTGCCACCGCTGCCCACTATCGCACACACCCCGCGAACGAAACGCTCAACCTGACTGTGCCCCTGCGCCATCAGGGCAATGGCTGACACGGCCTGGTCATAGGTATATGTCCGGTCTTTCATTACCAGCACTGCGCACAGTGCATCCGCTGATGTGCCGTCATAACCTGTTTTCGTTGCAAGATATGACGCCAGCGCCTTTGCCCCCAGCACGCCGATGATGAAAGACACCAGAAAATGCGCCGCAATCCTCCATGCAGAAAGTGCCTGTGGCATCGTGGCCACAAACAACGCCCCGGCAAATGCGCCAAACACCACCCCGAAATCCGTGTTAGTAAACAGGCCAAATGCCGTCGCCCATCCGAGCGCCACAGCAGTGCCCGTCCCTGAGACGGGTTCTGTAGCCATAATTTCTCCTGTAAATGAAAAAGGCCCGCCGTAGCGAGCCTCAGAAACGACAAAACCCGCACGATGGCGGGTTTCGGTTCATATTTTTCCGTGACATGTACAATGGAAATTAGAATGGGCCAT